GTTTCGTAGAACAGTTATTATGTACAATTCACGTTAAACAAATTGCATTTGTGTATAGATAGAATCATGATTCAATCTGAAAAAAGGAAAAAGGTTTTTGCTGTCGGCAAAAAAGGTTTTTTTGCTTTTCTTTTTGTTGTTGTAACAGAATTTTGGTAGAGGCCGAAACGCAATTCCGAACCCGAACCCGAACCCAGATCCGGCCCTGGGGTACCAAAAAAAGGTACGCCCATCGTAATTATATATATATATTAGGATTTTCAGAGACTGATTACCTCTCAAGACTTTATGGGTATATTTGTGTAAGTGATATTACTTTTCACAGACTCATGATCCTTCAGGACATTTTGGGTACATGATGTTTATGTGATGTGATATGTATTTATATATATCATGATAGAGGGGGTACAGGAAAAAGTGGTGGGGGTATAATGAAAAAGGGTGGTCATGAAAAATAACTAAGGGATATGACACACACTGGGAAGTTGATGAAAAAACTACATATAGTATTGACACTTGCAAAATTGGTGCTATATAGGGGTACTTGAAAAAGAACACTGTTATTCAGGACAAGTAACTGAGTGTTCTGTCATGTGTGAACCTCCTTTCGTTAGACAACACGACAGCTGGTGAGGATGAAGATCCTGATCGTTTGTTGAGAGGAAGCTGGGGAGTGGAAATCTCCAATCGGTAAAGGCACAGGCAGCAAACCTTATGGAGTTATAGCTGTGTTTCAGCTATGTGCCTTGTTAATTGAATAAGCTCATTTCCCCCTACCAAGGAATGAGATAAATAGTTACTGCACAGAGATGCAGGAGGGTGCAAGTCCCCAACCACAGGGTCATTGTCACTCGTCTATATGGCGAATGATGATGGCCCTTTTTTCTTTAAGATATCCATGAAGAAAAGTAATGGATGACATGAATCAACCGGGGAAGACCATCTCCGTTTGAAATACAAGAGAACGGAACCGCAAAACCAGCGGGGAAGGGAGAAAAGATTATATGGATGAAAACACCACCGGGCTGAACACGGCAGAAGAAATGGCAGACGAGACGTCGGCTGCATTCGACGCAGGCTGGGAAGACAAGGACGAACCGGAACTCTATGACGACGGTCAGGGAGACGGGGAAGACTTTGAGGACGAGCCGGAGACTGACGGGGAAAGCGAAGGGACGGAAGCTGATGCAGACCAGCAGGAAGCGGACTGGAACGAAGGTGGAGAAGCTGACGAGGAACCGGAAGGCGAGGAACAGGGAGACGAGGGAGAGCCGAACCAGGCTGAATCGTTTGTCCTTAAACACCTCGGCGAAGAGAAATCAGTCGGCAGAGACGAAGTAGTTCAGCTTGCACAGAAAGGTCTGGACTACGACCGCATCCGGGAGAAGTGGGACGGAATCAAGGATGATGTTGCACGGCTTCGGATGTACGAGGGTTTTCTCGGCGAACTGGCGCAGGCCAGGGGCGGTGACGGAGACCTCATCGAGGCGATCAACGACCTGATCGACGAGACGAGGATCCGGACGATGCTTGCCAAAGCGGAGGCCAGCGGTGAGGAACTTTCCCCTGCGGCAGCTGCTTCCAGGGCAGTAAAGGCCCGGACGGAGTTTGTGCCTGCGGGTGCTGCCCCGGCACAGGACACCGAAGAGGCAAGGCAGGAGCGTGTACGCCAGGATCTCCAGCGGTTCATGGGCGAGTACCCGGAACTCCGGATGGAAGAGATTCCGCAGGAAGTCTGGGACGACGTGGACAAGAACGGCGGGGATCTCCTCGGCTGCTATCAGCGGTACGAGAACCGGAAGTTGAAGGAAGAACTCAAGAGCCTGAAGAAGGAGCTTGAGGGGCAGACACAGCAGAAGAAAAACAAAGCCAGATCCACCGGAAGCACCAAAAGCGTCGGTGCCGGATCGAAACGCGATGCGTTTGACGAAGGGTGGGACTGGGACAGATAACAATGAGGTGAATAAACAATGGGTTGGAATTTCGCAACCAAAGCCTCCCCGAAAGTAGCGGAGGCATTCTACAAAGAGTCCCTTACTGAGGGCATCTTCAGCAAAGACTACGACTGGACTGGCGTTGCCACTGTTCGCGTTTACAGTGTTGACGACCTTCCGATGACCGACTACGACTGGGATCTGACCGACGGCACTTCCCGTTTCGGTTCCCTGACGGAACTCGGCGACACCATTCAGGAACTTACGGTCAACCGCGACCGCGCTTTTAACGGCGCCATCGACAAGCGGAACAACACCAGTGAGCTGATGATCAAGGCTGCCGGCAAGGTTCTTGCCAGACAGACCCGCAACGTTCTTGTTCCCGAAGTGGACAAGTATCGTCTGGCCTGCATCGCTGCGGGCAACGGCGTGACCGATTTCGGCGGCGCTGGCGGCGGCACCATCGAGTACAACGTCTCCCTGACCAAGAGCAATATCATCGAGACGATCATGACCTCGAACGCCACGATGAACAACCTCCTGGTTCCCCAGAAGAACCGCGTGCTGTTCATCAAGGAGTCCGAGTTCATCAAGTGCAAACTGGCCGACCAGGTTGTCGGCACCGAAGCCACCGTTCAGGGCGTTGCCCAGAAAGTCATCGTCAACGGCGAGTTCGGTACGCTGGACGGCCTGCATGTCGTTCCCGTTCCCGACAGCTACATGCCGGAGAACGTCCTTTACATCATCGTGGCGAAGGGCTGCTGCGTGGCTCCGAAGAAGATCGAGACCATGCGTGTGATCCAGGATCACCCCGACATCGACGGACACGTTGTCCAGGGCCGTTTCCTGTATGACTGCTTCGTCCTGAAAGCCAAGGCTGACGGCGTTCTCGTCGCCACCTCCGCTGCGGGCGGCACCACCTGATAGAAGGGACTGATTCATGATGAGAGCGGCAGTTTATTCCGGTTCACGCAATCTATATCCGCACATGGTAGTCGCGGCGAAATCGCTGATTGCCAACAGCAGCGTTGAGAAGATCTATTTTCTCATCGAGGACGATACGTTCCCGGAGGCGCTGCCGCCTTTGATTGAGACTGTTAATGTTTCGGGCCAGAAGTGGTTTCCCGCCGATGGCCCGAACATGAAGTCTCAATTCACTTATATGGCACTGGTTCGCGCCTGTTACGCCTCGTTGTTCCCGGATCTTGACAAGGTCTTGCAGCTGGATGTGGACACGATTGTGGTGGACAACATCGACGCCCTGTGGGACATCGACATGGGATCCAAATGGATCATCGCGGCGGAGGAACCCTACAACACTTACTGGAAGCCCTGGGGCATGCAGTATTACAACGTGGGCGTTTCGATGTTCAACCTGAAGGCGATCCGCCAGGCGGGGATCGAGAAAGAGATTGTCCACGACCTGAACACCGTAGAAGAGAAGTTCGTGGAACAGGATGCCTGGAACAGATTCGGTGCGCCGAGGAAGTTCATCACCCTGGAGAACAGATACAATGATTCAAAGCCCTGCGGATTCACGGACAATCCGGCGATCGTTCATTATGCCGGTTGGAAGAACTGGTGGGATGAAGGCTCCTGCCCGCGCCGTGAGTATTATACGAAGTACAGGAACATGACATGGGAGGAGGCGTTCGCTTGCAGAGGGGAAGCGTACTCGGAGCCGAAACCGGCCCCGAAGAAAACAACCCGCACAAGGAAGGCGAAAACCTCCGAATCCTGATCGCGGTTCCGACGTTTGAGTCGATCTTCCCTGATACCTATCAGGCGATCTGGGATCTGGACAAGTGCGGAAATATCGCCGACTTCAGATATGTTAGAGGATATGATTGCGCCACGGCCAGAAACAAGATCGCACAACTGGCAATTCGGGAAAAGTACGATTATATACTGATGGTCGATAACGACGTTGTGCTTCCGAAGAATGCGCTTCGGCTTCTCCTGGAAGACCGCGTGGATGTCTGTTTGGGGTACTACGCACATCGCGGTGAGAAGAACGAATATTCCGGCAGGAACAACGTGTGCCGGTATCTGAACCCGAACGAATACAACTTTCCGTACAGGGGCTATCCGTTTGAGTCGGAGTACACGACGCAGGAACTGGACGCCATGAAGGCGAAAGGCGAAAAGAAAATCCGGATCCACGGCGGCGGCATGGGCTGTGCGCTCATCCGAGTGGGGCTGTTCGATGATCTGGAGTTTCCGTGGTTTGACTGGGTCAACAAGCCAGACCAGAACGCCGAGATGCTGAGTGAAGACCTGTTCTTCTGCGAGAGATGCGTTCAGGCACATGTTCCGGTGTATACGGATGTCAGAGTGGGCTGCGGCCACATCATGAGGAAAGTACAGTGGCCAGAGTGATTACGCCGGAGATCCTTGACGAACTTACACAGGAAGCCCTGCGGATTACTGCCGAGATCAACGGTAAGTATCACACGATAGAAGAGAACCGTGCTTTGATGTCGCTGCTGACAGGGCG